ATGGAAATTAAGCAAAAATTAAGAGCACAAGTAAAAAGTAAATTTTACTATTGGTTCTGGGGACTCGCTACTGTATCAGTATTTGCAGGACAAATGTATGTTGGTAGTGGATACCGTAGAATGGCAGAGACACATGAACAGATGTCTGCAGATTTGAACTTATTAGTAGAGGTACTTGTCGCACCCATAAGTAGACAATCTCCTAGATATTATTAAGGAAACCTAAAAACATTATAAAATTATTGGTGTTTTGTTAGGGTTCCATGATAAAATAGTATCAGCAAATACAAAACGACATGAGTGGAGACGCTAGAACAGCACTAAAAGAACAACCAGTAATTTTTTACTCGGAACATATGACTGAAACGAAAGAAGTATTAATTCGTATGCATATGGAAGAGGAAACAGTATTGATAAAACCTTGGAGAACAGGAAGTCTATTACAGGGATAAATAATAAAAAGACTGTGTAAATAAATGGCATCGACCATTGATGGTATATTTAACGAAAGAGAAGTAAACTTTGTCGGTAAAGACGGTTTCTTCTGGTGGGTTGGTGAAGTTGAAGACAACGAAGACCCTATGGAACTTGGTAGGGTAAAAGTTCGTATCCTTGGATTCTATACAAATTTTCAAGGAGGAACTGTAGCAGATTTACCTTCTAATGCTTTACCTTGGGCAACAGTACTACAACATACATCACAAGCAGGTAACGACGGACAAGGAGAATCATCAGGTCAATTACAACCTGGTGCTATTGTTATGGGATTCTTCATGGATGGAGAACACGCACAAATGCCTATAGTTATAGGTGTGATGAGAGTTAATAAATCAGATGTAACTAAAAAGACTAGAGATTTTGCTTTTACAGATCAAGAAGTACCAATAGGTGTAGCACCTAATAGTTCTGCTATACATCCTGGCGATAAGAATACAGCAAATCCATTAGCACCATTAAGACAGAGCACAAATAATACAGTAGGAATACCTGGTTCAACTACAACTACAATCGGTGGTAGTGGGTCACCTAAAAATATAGGATCAACAAAAGATATAAAGGGTAGTTATGCTAATCCTATCAAACCATTAGACCCTATACAACCAATACCTGCAGCTAATGGAGTTGGAGGTCCTTGGAAGACATTAGAATATAAGTTATCATATCTCATAGAAGATCTTGCTAATACTTCTACTCACTTAGTAAAGGCAGAAGGTGGTGATTATCTAGACTTAGTAAGTGGTAAATTGATTACTAAGGCAGAATTGACAGTTAATATTAATAATTACTTGGGTTCTCTATTTGCTCAGGTAATATCTGCTATGCGTCAAGCATTGATAACCTTAGCAGAAGATCTTAAACTTGCTAATATGCTTCTCTTATCTACAGGAGTTCCATATAATATTATAACTTCAGTTCAAACAGCAATCACAAAGGTTTTGACATCAGCAGTTGCTTTAGATGCATCTATTTCAACTTATACTGCTACACCATTAAAGACTGTGACAGATGTTCTTGATCAATATCTTTCTAATTGTGTTGACAAATCTACATTTGTAGTCAATACAGTAGATGTTATAACATCTAATATAATTATAGATGTTGCAAAGATAGTTAAAGATATAGGTGATTTAACTAAATCTATTACTACAACAGTCAATGGTGTAGGAGAGGCAACTACTATAATTACTGCATGGGAACAGTCTACTGGAATATTCTATCTACAAACTGCAGTAGAATATGATGTTGTTAATATTACAGGTATCATACAACTTATCAATGATTTTGATAGTAAAGTATCTAATAGACCTATCAATACCAGTAAGTCACTAGGATGGTATCCTTTAGTTGGTATTACAGATAAAGCAAAGACAGAAACTACATTCAGTGACATATATGATGACGCAGATCCATACCTAACTTCTGCAAAGAATCATATCAATGGTTCATATGAATTATATCTTGGTACACCTGGTCGTCAAGGTGAAGTAAATAAGAAAGTTAATGGTACAACTCATACTTCTTTATTATACAACAACTCTCACTATGCAGAGAAGAAAGCAAGAGATCAATATAGAAAAGATAATCCTGATGCAACTGACGCAGAAATTACAGCAGCAGTTGAAGCATATAGGTTATCAAAAACAAATAATAAAGGTGATATTGGATCAATAGTAGCAGATCATATATCATGGGCAGGTGTATTGACACAAGAAGTTCATGGTGATGATTGTAAATTAGTAAATGGATCTTACGCAAGAACCATTGATGGTGATTATCATCTTAAGATAACTGGCAACTGTCATCTAGAAGTAGGGGGAGGATTCTTCTTAAGTGCTGAAGGATACGATTCAACTACAAGCACAACTCAGAAACATGCAATTAAATTTGGATCTGATGTTGACATGAATATTGTAGGTGCTGCACTAGAAATGCATAGTTCTGAGTTTAGATTAGATTCTACCGTAGCTAAGATAACTGGAATACAGTACGAGAATTCATATCAACAGCAGTCAAATAGTGGATTAGAATTAACTTTTAATGCAGAGAGTTCTATTCAAATAGTCACTCCTCATATACTAGAACTCATCAATACAGAAAAACCAACGAGCAATAAGCAACTTGTTGGTAAGAGAACTGTAGTAAATGGTGGTGTAGAGATTATGATGAAACCAACGAAGGCATCTGATTACTATGTTTCTCTCACTAATACCAAGGCATCATACAAGCAGATCATACCAGACTCATACACGATCAAGAGAGGGAGTGCCACTATATCAAGTGTCTAGTACCACTTGACTTACTTGTCTAAATATATTATACTGAAGGTAATCAAAAGATTTATTATGGACAAGGATCTCCGACCCTACTTGGCACAGATTTTTATAAATTTCTCAAAACGTTCAATTAAATTATTGGATGACGAGGGATATGAACAAAATGTGACTTTTAAATTTGATGAGGAAGGTGCTGAGGGTTTTGCTGAAACTATTAGCAGTATCAATGCTGACCCACATCTAGACTCTGACATGGTTACCTATTGTTTCGCAACCGCATGACAGACATTCAAGAGATTACAGCAGAAGAGGCAATAGCAAATTTGTCTTTTTTGTTGTCTTTAACAGAAAGAAACAGAACTGTCTGGAAAATTAAAAGTCCAGATGGTTCTGTTGCTCTACTATCACCAGTAATCCAATCAGGTCCTCCTGTAGATAAAGAGGTGATTGATCAGGTTGAAGAGTTCCGCACAAAGTTTTTGAACGATGAAAGTTCCCAACTGGCAACATCACTCGAAGAAAGAACAAAAGAGGCATCTCAAACCTCAGAAACTCCGTCAAGCTAAAAAGCGATTAAAACTGTTCATTTCAAAACTACGGAGGAAGAATGACTAATTTAATTGAATTCCCTAGTAGGGTACAGACAGCAGAGATGGAGTATGAACTTATGCTCTCAGAGGTAGAAGACAGAATCAAGTATTTTAATATGGAACTTGAAAAGGCAGGTAAATTATATAACTTGCTTTTGAATAATAAGGATGATAATGTCTTATAAATAATTCTTGTAACAAAAGGTGTGATTATTCGTGGCAACTAAAAAGATATCACAGTTAGAAACAATCTCAGATGCTAACTTGTCGGGAGAAGCGATTCTCCCTGTTGTGGTATCTGACCCATTGATTCCTAACAGAAAAGCAAAAGTAAATCAATTATTCAAAGGTCTTTCACAAGGTACAAAAGATGCACCTGGTTTGGCTTTTGATTTGGATAGAGATAGTGGACTATACCAAGCAGCATATGATCAATTAGGAATTGCATTTGGTGATGGTGGTTTGTATATGACTCGTATTGTTAACACGTCAACAAGTTCGTCATTATATGTGACTGCTGTAGATGATGTTGCTAACAATGCTGATATTGTTTTTGCACCCAAAGGTACTGGTGCTGTAAAAGTTACAGGTCAGTTCCTTATAAGTGATGGATCTTTCATATTGGAAGATGCTCAAGGTCCTAAAGCAAGATTTGAAGTTTCTAATGTTGGTACTGGTACTAATACTAGAATCATGACATTACCTGCTATTACATCTGGTAATGGTACAACTTTAGTTGGTGCTGACACACAACAGACATTAACTAATAAGACTATCCTTATTGATGAAGATAATCTTGTTATCACGGATAACACTGATGAGGCAATATTTCAACTTAATTGGGCGATAACATCTGGTGCAAGACGTTCTTACTTCTTACCTGATGGTGGTACAGTAACTACAACTGCTGAACCAACTGCAACTGCATCTACACTGTTGGATACAAAAGCAGAACAAACATCATTGAATAAAACTCTTGTCAACTTAAAACTTGTAAAAGATGCTGAGACAGCAACAAACTGGGCACAGTTTAATACTACTGCTCTAACTGCTAACAGAACTATTACAGTTCCTGACCAAAGTATCACATTGGTTGGTACTACAGCAACACAAATTTTATCTAATAAAACACTGTTGACTGCTATACTTGCAGATCCGATTGATGTTACTAAAAAGATAACATTTAGTATTGCAAACCAAAATACAATTTCTAACGAAACTTTCCAGTTTCCTCCTACCAATTTACTAAATAACTCAGGTGCTAATAACACTCTGGTATCTGAACTTGGTACACAAGATCTTACAAACAAGTCTCTTGTTTCACCTGCAATTAAATTTCCAGGTAATACAGTAGGTCAGATAAGTTTATCAGCAGAGGGTATCACAGGTCCTCGTGTTATTAAATTTCCTGATGCTAACGCTACACTGTTATCTACAGAGAACGTTACACTTGATGATGTTACATTCGGTGCAGGTATCGGTGCTAACAACTTAACTGGTTTGACCAGACAACAACAATTCTTTTATTCTGGATTTTAATAAAAAATGGCTAAGCAAGGAATTTTAGCAAAATCAAAACCTAGTGGTGCTACCAATACATTATTGTATTCAGCACCTATAGATGCATCTGCAAGTACAGTTTTAACTGTAAATGAGCAAGGTGGATCAGGAACTACGTATGATGT